CGATCATCGCCGATCCCAGCGCAGCGGTCTGCTGAGCCGTCAGCCCCGCCTGCTTGCCCTGGCTGGCGGTGCGGCGCAGGAAGTCGATCAGCTGCGGGGCGGTGGACGCCATGCTGTTCGACAGATGGTTCACCGCATCAGCCAGCGACATCAGCTCTGGCTGCGTCAGGCCCAGGTTCGTGCGGATCTTGGCCATCGCCGTGCCGGCATCGCCTGCTGTCATGTCAAACGCCACGGCCACCATCGATACGTCTCGCGCAAACGCCTTCAATTCCTTACGCGCAATGCCAGCAGATCCGGCCGCTGCATACATCTCGGCAAAGCCCTGCGCGCTGATCGGGATCTCGCGGCTCAGCGCGAATATCTCTTCCCTGATGTCCTTCATCCCCTGCGGTGTGTCGAGTCCATCGACCACCTTGCGCACATCCGCCATGGCGGCCTCGAACTGAATCGCGGCCCTGGTGCTCAGCGTCAGGCCGGCTACGATCCCAGCCGCACCGACAGCTGCGCCCTGCCAGGCGGCAGAGCCGACAACACCCTTGAACGACGCCTGCATCTCGCTGGCGGCCTTATCGACCCGACCGATCGCCTTCTCCAGTCCGGTCACCTCCTGCATCCCCACGACCTTCGCGGCGACGCGCAGCACCGCATCGAGGTTCATGGCCATCAGCGGCGCCCTCCCCTGGCTGTCTGCGCCCGGGCTTCCTCACGCCGGGCTTGCCTGGCCATCAGCTCCAGTGCGTGAGCCTCCATGATCTGCAGATCCTCCAGCACAGCAGCCCTGTTGCTGACAGCGTAAAGGTCCATCATGGCCAGGACCGCGCCATAGTCCAGGCCGGTCAGCCCCTTGGGCCCCGATCGCCACTGCGTCGCGCAGCGCACGAACAGCTGGGCTGGCTCCTCGTGCTCTGGCCAGAGCTCGTAGTGGCGCGGCTGGCGCAGATGTGCCGGCAGCATGGACTCATCCATGCCATAGGCGGCGAGATCACGTTGCAGCTGGCTGCTGCCACCAGCGCCGACGCCGTTCCACAGGTAATCAACGGCGCCGGTCAGGTTGTCTTTTTTGCGACATCCATCGAATTGAACCAGGCCTTGATGATCTGCCCCGCGATGGTGGGCAGCTCCAGCAGCTGAGCCAGGGACGCCTCGGAGAACGGGATCTCGTTGTTGTCCTCATCCAGCACACCAGACCATCCGACCAGGATCTCCCTGGCCGCGGCCTTGTCATCGAGCATCTCGTCATCGTCCAGGCGACCCAGCTCCGTAGCACGGGCCACCTTGATGATCTCGTTGATGCGCGACTGCGGCAGTCGCTTGAACTCACCGTCAAAGGTGTGCTTCTGCCTGGTGCCGCCGTCTACCGGAATCAGTAGAACAATCGGCCAGGTGTACGTCGCCTTTTGCTTAAGGATGAAGGCCATTGTTCAGGTCAGAGCCAGGGAGAATTCGTTGTTGCCGCTGCCGCTGGGGAGTGCCCGGAACGGCAGGGTGATCATGGTCACTTGATCCATCTCGCTGATGCTCGGGGCATCGAACGCGCAGGTGCTGGCGGTGAAGGTGATGATGTTGCCGGCACCGCCGGAGTGGACCCAGCTGATGGCGCCAGTCGCCTGGGTGCTGCAGAGGTTGAGGAAGTTCTGCGTGGCGAATGCAGGCAGCTCGATCGTGATCGAGCCGGTGGGCTTGCGGTCCGTGATGATCACCTGCTGGCTGCAGCCCGCCAGCTGGCGGAACACCATCTCGACGCCGAGGCTGAACGAGAACGACGACAGGCAGGCGCTGACGCCATGCACGCTCACGCTGGTCGTGTTGGCGCTGTTCACCACCACGGGTGCGCCCTGTGCTGAGTAGGTCGGCGTGGGCAGCGCCAGGGCTGTAGGAGCTGCGAACAGGCCCATCTGGCTGAATGCCAGGGTTGGGATCGATCCAGACTCCATCGTGATCTCGGCATTGCCACGGATGCCGGCCACGATCTGGGTTGAGCCGTTGTCGGCGTAGAAGTCCAGCGTGTAGCTGCTGAAGGTGGAGGACACAGGCGCATAGGTGACGCTGCCCGGGCCAGGGCTGGCCGGCACGATCGTCTCGTTGCAGCCGCAGGCCTTCATCAGCGCACCCCAGCGAGGCGCCGTCCCAGCGGTGCCGCTGGCGGCGAACTCCACGGTCGGGTTCACTGCCACGCTGCGCTGCGTGACCAGGCTGGCCCGGTGGCCCATGAATGCCTGGATGGTCTCCCGTTCCGCCAGCTCCAGGGCCAGCTGCTCAACCTCCAGCTCGGTGAACAGCAGAGCATCTGTCGTGGCCGGTGCGCTGCTCGTGCCATAGACCGACTCGGCCTTGACGAGGGCCAGTCGATTGCGCCAGGTAGGCATGATCAATCCTCAGTGGTGGGGGCTGCTGGTGCCTCGGGCTGAGGCTGTGGCGCGTCGCCTGGTGGCACGGTCTGCTGCACGCACTCCCAGCGGCCATCACGCAGCACGTAGGTGCCGCCCTCTGCAGGAGGTGATGGGATGTCTCGGGGAGCGCGCGCCATGGGGAGACGAGTCGATGAGATCAGGTTAGGCGACGTCGATCGCTGCAGCGCTGGAGCGATAGCGGACCAGGAAGCCGCAGACGATCCAGGCGGACGGCTGATCGCTGGCCTGGATCTGCGGATCGACTGATGTCGGCAGGATGTCGATCGCGCGGCCGCCCAGGGTGCGGTCGGCCATGAGCTTCGAGTGCAGGCTGACGATGGTGGCATCAGCCAGCTGGTCGGGGATGGCGCCGCGGAAGTAGACCGCGATGTTCACCTCCAGGCTCCACTCCAATTTGCAGTTCGCGATGACCTGCGCACGATCAGGGCCAGGCTCGATCACCATCGCCCCGGATTCAGCCCTGGCGAAGGCCTCGACTCGGCTGCGGTAGATCCGGCCACTGACACCCACGGTCCCAGCGAGGGTGCTGGTGATGTGGGCCATGATCGATTCGCGACGGCTCGTCATGCGAAGACCCTCCTCGGGTTCCGTGGCACCACCACGTAGGCATCCCAGCCCTCGGGCAGCTGGCCCAGGTAGTTCACGTGCCAGCCGGGCAGCAACGTAGGCGGCTCGATCACGATGCCCTCAGCGTCCCAGCTGCCGTCAATCCAGATCGGGCCGATCACGTCCAGCGCATGGCTGTGGCTGGCCAGGATCGGCCGCTGCTTGCCAGTGTCGGGATCGACCACCATCAGGCCTGCGGCGCCCAGGGCTGCCATGCCGGTGGCCTCATCGGGGAACCGCAGGTAGTGGGTCATCGGGTGATCGCCTGAAGCGTGGCGTCGGGCAATGGCTCAACCCATCCGACGATGCGAGCGATTGAAGCGTTCAGATAGTCGCCAGCCTGAGTTCTGCCGATCATCAATCGGTCAACGGTCGGCACAGCCCCTGTGTTGTCGGTTCTGGCAATGCCACCGTTGACGCTGATCGCAAAGCTGTCTTGATTGATTCGGCAAGCAACACGAACTCTGGCATTTGCTGCTATTGATCCACCGATGATGTTCGCTTGCTCGATGCCATTGTCATGCACTAGCAGTGCTGAATCGGTGCCGCTTGTGAGTATTGCGGATCGTTCATTGGCAGTGTTGTCATTCAGGCTGAGAACACCACGGATGCCAGATGCAGGACTCCTGAACTCGACGTAGATCGCGCGAATATTGTTGGCAATGGCAGCGCTAATCAGGTCAGCCAGATCAGCACTGCGGGTGGCAGTGGCGCCAGCGGTGGGGATGTAGCCGGTGAGGAAGGCGCCGGCTTCTAATTGGGCGCCCCAGAGGTGGATGCCGCTGGTTCCGTCGCCGGTGTAATTAATTGTGCCATTAGCACTTGATGTCCACATACGCAGCCCCGGTAAAGTTGCACCAGAGCTAGTGGACGCAGTAACGCTACACCTATACCAACCATTGCCAACTGAAGTAATTGACGTTGTTATGGGCGAACTGACAACGGCCCCCGTAGAGCCAGTGGACAAATCAAAATAAGCACCAGGGAGGCTTCCATCTTTTGCGATAACTGATAGCCTCATCCAATTACGTCCAAATGATTTTGCATACACAGAAACTGTTATAACCGTACTGTCTGACAAGGTTATAACAGTTTGACTCATGTTATGCTGAGCATTGGCAGTATTTTCAATCAAGCTGTCGGCGGATACTTGCCCATCAGGGCTCAAAGTGCTATCAGTGCTAATACTGGCGTTGCTTGTCGTCCAGGTCGTCCCAAACTCCTCACTCCTCAGCAGCAGATTCGTCCGCTGCTCCTCCAGCAGCAGCCCCAGGCTCTCGCCTGTCAGCGGGTTGTGCGTCAACCGCGGCAGGTTGCTCGCCACGGTCTCCAGGGTGCCCGCAGCGTTGACGACGGTGCCGCTGCTGGCCCGTGTGAACGTGATCAGATCCTGGCCACTGATCCAGTCAGTCAGGCTCTTGGTCTCGGCGAAGCGCAGATCCAGCGACGGCATCGCACGAGCTCGGCGAGCCAGGGCGCCCGGAGCACCTTGCAGGCCCTGCAGCGCCAGCGTTCGA